GATCTCGACACCTCTCTGTAAAGGCATAGGATGGAGCATTGTGTATTGATCGAATTCGTTTGTTGCCTGTAATAGACAGAAGCATGATAGCATACTTCCGAAAACGATAATCTAAATTAGTAAGAGGCTGCTTGATATAGATCTCTGGGCGATCTTGACCACTGGCCATTCTGAAATACTTCTTAAAGCTACCAACAGATTTTGATCCCATGTAATCGTTCTGTTCTTCAGGGTCAAGTTTAACCTTCACGCCCATACAGATAAGAAACTGTTCCTCATCAAACCAACTAAGGGTATTGCTGAGAACACTACATGCATCAATATGCGTTTGAGAGATATGATAGACTTCACCAGCATCAACTTGATCTGATCGCTTTAACTGAGTATGTCTTGGTGATTCTACGGGATAGTTGCAATCAAGCACATTCACCCATTCATCTCCAGGAACATACTGTCTGTCTTCTAGGACGACATCACCCGCCACTTCTTGACGGATTGCATATGACATTGTACCTAAACCTTGTTGTACAAGTTCCATCGCTGCTTCACGAGCTGCATCGTCTGTACCTACAATACCTTGTTCGATGGTCATCGAGTAAAACTCGCCAGCCATCTTGTCCATAAATGCCTGCACCGCTGGTGAAGACTTCTGTCGGGATGATTTCTTAGGGTCAACCCATGGTCCCTGCTTATTGAGGTTCATTAGCCTTAACATCTGCGTTTGCAGCATTGGCACTTGATCCTCAATAGACTCCTGAATGAATTGTCGCATCGTGGGGTTAACACTTACGTTGTTCATTACTAAGTCCTTTCTCTAGCTAAGCTAGAATAATAGTCTACTAATACTTTAGACTCCCAGTAGGTTATGGAGTTATCAAATTATTAAGATACTAGAAAACAATTTGCAATGTCTATTGCATCTCGTTCAATAGTATCTACTGAGTAAGGCATATCATCAATACTAACAGAATTGTTTGAACCAATTCCAGTTCCTAGTGTTAGTGTAGTAGATGTTAAGTGTGTTGAAGTATCAGCGATTCTTGGACCGCTTATAGAGAATTTAGCTGGCATTGGGCTGTTGCCATTGCGACAATGCATAGCTGCCTCTCTATCAGTTGATCTACTAAAACAAAAGATTCGTTCGGTTCGTACATTCATAGTACGCTCTCTATTTCTTTGAACTTCTTGTTGGATTCTTTCTTCACTGGGTACAAAAATTAAGGGTCTCATAGCTTTTCCTTTCTAAAATTTCTAAACGGGCATTACAGTTACGGTCGTTACTACACACGGTAAGGGCAGTCAGTCATCCATGACCCTCACCGTTTACTTTTCTTCTCTTGAGATATATCCTGTACCTCATACAGATACACTCAGCTAACCGAATGTATCTGTATGAGGCCCCTGCCGTGCGAGGGCAGGGGCGGGAGCCTTTGCTCATTAGTGGTGCCATCATTAAGACCGTCGACCGATGTTACTGCTATCGTCGTCATCATCTTCCAGCTCTTGGTATAGGCTAGCTAGTAGTTGACGTGCTAGAGCATCTTTAAAGTATTTTCCATAGAGACGTGGATTATCTTTATAAGATTCTAACAGACTGAGATCCGCATATACTGAAGTCCATTGATCCGCTAGCTTAGTGGCACACTTGCACCATTCAGCTTTTGGTTCGCCAGTAACAGCAGGCGGAAGCAGTTGAACACTACCAAACCATTCTTCGCAAGTATACCGTATAACAGTATAATCTGCAAAACATGGACGTTCCACTCCATGAAGTCTCATCCATTGCTCAGTGACTTTCGTTAGCTCGATAAGTGAGCTATCGGAATCGAGACCAACATTATAGTGGTCAATCCCATCTTCGTCAGTATAGCCTACGGCTAAACCAGAACCAGAAAGGTCTGAAGTGTTCCATCGGAAACGATAATGATGTGCACCATCGCGTTCTACTACGTGAACGCTAACTGGTGAAGACATAATATCTCCTGCCTTGTCCTAGGCTACAGGTTGATGGACATACCATCATTCATTAGCTACCGCAACCATCAGGGAAATCATACCCATCTGGATAGTGCTCATGATCAGGGAACACCTCAAGGTGTTCATGATTACTGTTGTCAAAGTAATGTCCTTTAACCTCAACGCCTTGCCAAGTGAGCACACAGTACAGCAAGACCAACAGAATCATCCACATTACTGACATGATCGTACTAATATGACGATCATCGTTCATAATGTGACGATAAGTGAGGAAGATTGCGTAGTACGCAAGCAACACACACGATAAGAAAAGCAATGGGTGAACCATTACAACTCCTTTCTAACGCTATGCGTTTAACCTCGCCAGGTTGATGGACATACCATCATTCTTCCTCTTCAAACACAGAGTTGTAGGCTCTCTGCTGTTCCTCCTCTTCTTCCTTTGAGATATACACAGAGTCGTGATACAACTGTGTTTCCTCCTCTGGCTCATCCTTGAGCCACTCACCCCGAAGGATGTTACGCTCGAACCATCCGACGATAGCAAGAGCAACGATAACTAACACACTAACAAAAATATACTCAAACATAACAAAGTCTCCTGATGCTAAGCATCATCGGGTTCCAACTGTTCAGACATCTCATGCAACGAGCATGATGCCTCATCTACCTGACGTTCCTCTTCTATTCTCTCCTCGGCCAACAGACGAAGTCTCTTAGATTCCTTTGATTCTGTATGTGGCATAACTAAATCCTTTCATGATTCAAAAAGCCCTCGACAAGAGGGGTAGGGGGGGGTTGCTACAAGAAAACTATACTATGACCCCCTGTATAAATTCGTGACCCCCTAAGTCGATTCTTATGGGGAAAAAAACAAAGGATTTCTCCTTTGCCTTTTCTTGCCCCTTTTTAGGCGATCTCGTCACGAATAAGGATTTCCCTACTCAGGTATCCTTTTGCTCCGCCAAAGCTCTGAGAGGAGCTCCTATCGCTCTCTCTGGCTTCTTGTGTATCCATGCTGTCGGTAGTAATCTTCAGACTCTCCCTCAACCCTTTCACCCTTCTCTATAATGCCTCTCTGATTTTTTGGGGGTATATACCGATGGGCTCCTTCTCCTGGACGATCTGGCCTTCCTCTAAGCCTAAGAGCTAAGTCTCCAGATACGCCTTCCTGAGCAGCTATTTTCCTTAGGATTCCATCTGAAGTATTTACAGGAGATGTAGGCTCTACTGGCTTTGGTCCTACAGGCTCTGGAGGAGCTTGAGTAGGTTCTGTGGTTGGCCTAGGAGATCCTTCTACTAACTGCTTATACATATTTGTATCCATCACTGATGGTTGAATACCACCAAATAGTTCCTTGATTAGCTCACCTATCCACCACTCAGGAGTAGCCTGTCTCAAGCCTTCAGTCATACCAAAGTTTCCTCCGTTGTTCTTAAAGCCTTCCATCTTTGTTCTATGGGACATACCTTTAGTTTTATTTTCAGAGTCTAAAGAAGATTTACCTAAGTTGTAGGCTAGTCTAACTAGAGTATCTCCAATACCTGGAACATTCCTTAGAGCTTTCATCCATTCTTCTCCAGTCATCTCTTGATCTGTAAAGGCTGAACCTAGAACATCTTTAATATTCTGTATAATACCTCCAAAAGCTGATAGCGGAATCATAGACTCTTGTCTATTAGGCTTATCAGTTATTACTGATTTTACGATCTGTCCTAGAATAGGCACCCATCTACCCATGATAGGTATACGGAATCCATAGGTTGCTATAAAAGATTTAGGATTCTTATCAAAATCATCCAGGATCTCATTGGGTTCTTCTCCAGCAGCTATACGAAGCATCATCATATAAAGTATATCTAGTATTATTAAGGACATGAGCTGTAGTCCCCACATAGCAGGATTCATTTGACCACCAGCCCTAATAAACTTTTGAGATGTAAATAGAACTGGGTAGCGTCTAAAGATTTCCCAAATAGTATCCATCACACCTTGTCCACCCTTGTTAGCACCTGTATAGATATCAAAGGCATTAGGCGAAATTAGTACCTGTTCAATGAAGGCTTTCTCAACACCTCTTAATTTTGTCATAACCTCTAGAGCACTTCGATAGTCTCCATCACTAGAAGATTTTGTAGTATTAAATTTATTCAGCAAATCACCAATCCCATAGTATGATTCATCTGCAACGCCAAACTTATTAAAGATATCATTAAAAGCATTCCAAGATCCTCCACCTTCAGCATCTAGGAATAAACCAGCTTCAATCATTAGCTTAACTACATTTAGTTCTTTTCTAGAAATACCAACATCTTTAGATCTCATTGCCTTTAATAGATCTCGATCTGTTTTAATATCTGCTCCTTGTAGTTTATATACTAACTTTTCTAGCTTTCCAGATTTCCACATATCAGTAATTGCTAGTCTTAAAGTAATAGCTCTAGATATTGCAATACCTTGAATCGTTTGTTTTGCAGGCCACATCATTCCTCTACCACCTAGTTTTATAAGCCGTGTTAGAGCTGAATCTTGAGCTGCCTGTGAAGGTCTTTGGAAATCAGGTACATATCCCTGAGTAACAGCTTCAATTTGATGGAGTAGATCTCTAGCTACTTTCTTTCTAACTGTTTTATTAAGTGGTAATAATGGAGATATAAATGTTCTCGCAAATCCTGTAATACTTTGACGACCAAACAATTCGATCATAGCACTAAAGGTTCCTTCTACCATACCACTAGCTAGGGCTAAGTTACCCCCATAAGCAATCTTAGTTATAGAAGGAGCTACATCCATTAACCATTGAGAGAACCTGTCTGTAGCTTTAGCTGAAGTAGTAATACCACGAACAAAGCCCCACTTACCTTCAAGCTGATTTATACCATCTTTCAAATCCTGTCTTTCATGATCTGAAATAGCTTCTCCATTAGGATGTTTAATAGAAACTGCTTGAGCAACAACTGTCCTAGCCAGAGATAATACATCACCATAATCTCCATGTACCCCAAAAGCTTCTCTCATCATTTTAATTTCAATAATCGAATCACCTTTAGATTTCTTAAATTGAGTTACCAAGAAGTGAGGGTTAGTCATCAAAGCTGAGGTTAATTCTTTAGACTTAGGATGGTCTGCAAGATCAGAAAAACGGGGAACAGCCCAAGCATCATTAGGGAAGTACAAACCTCTAGAAGCTTTACTTTCAAGATTGAAGTAGTGAAGATCAACTACAGATCTAATTCCACCAGCATGTCCTGATAGGGGAGGCCCTTGAGAATCTGGATCTACTCGATGATAGACATGAGATAAATGTTGACTACCTTCAATTGACAGTTCATTAATTCTTGTAATAATAGATTGGTCTGCTAGTTTCATAGGATCAGTATTAGCAGTAATTGCAGCTTCATAATCTGAATGCCACTTAGAAGCAGGACTCTTAGACATAACACCTAGCTGAGTCCAAGATATTTTACCACTGGCAGCATCGCCAATAAAGGATTGTATTCTGTCCATTAACATTGCACGAATATTAGCAACATCACTAACTAGTTTTTCACCTTCTACACCTTCGCCAAGAACATCTATCTGTGCTTTAATCTGTTCATTAATTTGCCCAGGTTCAGTAGCTGTTCCTAACTTATCTAGTCCATCTGGTCCTAAGATATCAGACATTAGATGATAGATAAAGTTTCTAGTATGTGGAGTCTTGACTAATCGTTTAATATCTTTAACCATTGCTTCGGGTGAGGAAACTGACGGTATCTGCTTAGAGGTATATAGAGTAGCTCCATCTACCTTTCCTTTAGGATCAATCATACTACTAGTTAGCCTATCAAATATCATTCGTTTCATTAGATCTTGGAATGTTTCTTTTACTTCTGTATTTCCAGTAAAGACATCGTTAAATCTATAAGGGACTAGAGTTTCAAATCCACCAGAAAAAATACCAATATCATTGCCTCTCTTAATTAAGTCTCGTAGGAATCTGCTCATAGATCCAGAAGCATGTTCAATAATCTCAGTAGCATCTGCAACTTGTTGAGGAGTAAACCTGTCTGGTAAAGATATTGTGTGATCTGGATTATCTACTAAGTGAATTAGTTCTGTTTGCATAGCAATAGTATCGTCTTGCTTATTACTAATTTCTTCAAGATCTAAATTGAAAGATCTCATTTGTTCGCCAACTAAATCTAATTCGTTAAGATGTCTAGATACACTGGGCATACCTTTAAATCGGCTAATACCATTCATAGTCATTACAACTCTATCATCTAGTAAGGCAGAGAATAATTGTTGGAATATTGTTAGACCACTCCAAGTTTTAGTAGCACCTGTTTGACCCACCATAACATCTGTAAGCATTTGTTGAGCATATCCTTTATCTTTACCGACTAACTTTGATAACCACTCCAAACTTCTTCGTCCTGCAACAGCAGCATTGGCTGTCATAGGATCGCCAAAGACATCTCTTAACCGTCTTACAATATACTCCATGACCACTGTTTGCTCAGTTATACCCACTCCTTCTGATTGGAGCATACGCTTAAGATCTAGAATCTGATTACCACCTTTTTCAGGAGCAAACCTCTGCTTTAATCGAGCAATAGTCTCAAAATATGTTAGCCGTGTAGTCTCTCCAATTAGACTAGCCTCTCCACCATGGGCTTCTAGATCTGCTTCTAGATCAAAAAGTTCATTTGCATCAGCAAACTCATCCAACTTACCTTCTTTATCTAAAGCCTGTCTTTGATTATCTAGCTCATTTCTTCTATTTATTAATGCTTGATATTCACTATCTGAGACAGTTCCTTCTTGCTGTTGAAAGATTGGTTGTTCATTCTTTGATTCGACAAAATTAGCTTTAGTCCAAGCAGGTTCTGTTGTTTGTGCTATAGTCTCACCAGCCTTAGCATCCCATCCTAACGCTCGTTCAGTTAATTCTTTATAGCGACTGTACAGATCAGGATCTTCTTTTTTAAAGTTTGTAAATACAGAACTTATTCTTAAAAAGAATTCTTGAGCATAGTGCATAACCTTTTTTAATAATCCCATAGATGCTTGATGTACTGTATTATCTCCATCTGTCCATTCCATGTCCATTGGTATTTCAGCTACTTCATTAAGTAAGTGAAACTGTACCATAGCAGCTACAAATTCTTTAGGCTCAGACATATAGTACTCAACCAGTTTATCTGTTCTAGCTGTTCGGATACCACCCTCCCAAGCGATAACCATCTTCTCTAAGTAAATTCTACCCTTCTTACTGTTATGAAGTCTAAGCCAAGTATTATACTCAGGAGAACCAAGAGCTAGATATTTAAATGTAGCAGCATGTGCTAACTCATGAACTAGGACAGTTAGAGCTTTATGATGCTGACCCTTTAATTCCTTGTCTACTGTTATCTCAACTCTGTCTCCAATCCGTTTTGACTCACCTCTTAAGGTTAGATGTTGATTAACTCCTTGCGTCAGCGTACCTTCATCAAAGTTTAATAAGTGAAGACTCATTGGATCATAAGTATACATTCTAAGAATTACAGCTCTTAATATTCTAGCACCTTTAGCATCTAAGAAATTGTCAGGCTTTTCTTTAGAGACAGTGAGATTATCTATTTGAGACCCCAGTCGTTCAAGATCTGGATTGCCATCCTTACCACCTTGTTCAAGAGCATAGGATCTTAAGTTTTCTGAAGTCCTACTAACTCTAACAACATCATTAGTATAGGTTTGAATATCTCCAAACCATTCTCTTTGTGGTTGATTGTAGTCTGAGGCTTGTTCTACTAAAGCAAAATCATAAGCTTGATTAGCTAAGAACTTAATTGTATCTTCGTTTACTTTATAAGTTTCTCCTTTGGGCGATTCAAAATTTCCATAAGAATCTACCAAAGCACTAAGATCAAGAGTCTGTTCATCAATAGATACTCCCTCTTCTCCTGTTCTTATCTCTTCCATAATTTTATTAACAAAGGCTTCTCTACTATTTTGTATAGTTGATTCTTGACTAATTTGATACGACCATAAAAATTCTCTAGCCATATCGCTAAGTGGATTCTTGTAATAAGCATGTTTATCATGTGCTACATTAACTATTGATCTGTATAAAGATGAAGCTGTATCATGGGCATTCTTAATAATCGTAGCAGCCTGTTTAGCAGGTAAAGCTTTTTTATTAAGAACAACTTCTATCATTTCTTTTGTTAAGACACTATCTCCTATATCTACCATAGCACTTAATAAGATCAGTTCAGTCCGTCTTGCATCATGATGGGGTTCTCTTCTTACATCTACTATTAACTTTTCTATCTTAGCAAGACCATCTTCTGCTATATGGCTAACATTATTTCTTCTGATTCTATTTAGTACATTTTGGATAGGAGCGATATACATTTCAGTTACAACATGGCTCATACCTTCTACGGGAGAAGATCTGTAAGCATCGAGATCAACGACTTCAATAGGAACTCCGTCAATCTTATTATGAACATTGGTTACAGTAGGTAGTGCAGCATTTGGATCTATAGCTCTAGCTATCATTTCCATAGCTTCTGATGAAAGAACAGTTTCTCTAGTTCTAGCTTCTTCTGTACGACCCAATGCTTCTTCAGCATAATCAGAAGGTAATTTAGCTCTAACCCATTTTGACTTAGAAGCATCGCTCATTTTAGTATTAATGTTCTTATTAGACTGCATACCTAGATTAATAGTTGCTAGATCTTTTTGATTCTCTAGTAGAGCCATCATTCCTATAGCTGCATCAAATGTTAGAGCAAGCTTTACGTTCTGTCCTATAACAGCTCTAGGTGCAACAGTCTGGAAACCAAAACCTACATTACTAAATGAATGTCGTAGACCTTGGGTTACGTCTACTTCAACACCATCGTTTCTTCGGATAACTCTAACTTGATCTAGCATAATATTAATTTGCTGTACATCATCTTTTGAGGAAATAGTTTTAATCATTTCTTGAGGAATTAAGAATTCAATATTTAGTCCACCATGTTCCATCTCTGCTTTCAAGAAAGCTAGATCAACTAATTGCTGTTGCTCTTCTACAGATATCTCAACATCCCAAGCATTAGGATTACCAGCAAATTCTCTTAGATGAGTAAAGTCATCATTTGTTAAAATAATTTCTTGAATATAGTTATCATAGAGCATAGCTAACATAAATCTATTAAAGTCATGCGATTGAATTGGAGCAGATACTAGATGAAGATCAGTCATCACAAAGACATCTGGATTGTCGGTAATATTTTCTCCAGTTAAAGTCATACCTTCTCTAGCTACTAAACCATATTCTAGTTGTTCGTGAATAAGAGTAGGATCTAGAATATATCCTGTAGGATTAGTTTCAGATAAAGGATTTGTAAGTAGATCTTCCATGATCAAAGTTTTGTCGTTTGCTAATAATCTTTTCTCTATAGTTCTTAAACCTTCGACAGTAGATAGAGGCCTACCTTTAGGAGACCATACCTGTCCTTTGACTACAGCTCTCTTAATATCTCTAGAGAGATAAGTCAAGTTATGTAGTTCAAGTAAGTAATTAATTCTTTCTGAAATTATTTCTGCTTCCGCTGCCTCAGGAGTTAGAGATCGGTTCAGTCTTCTAATATTCTTTCTTCTGATATTCTCTGAGTTCATAATGTTAACAAAGTAAGGTAGAGTTGTGGGATCCTTTTCTATAGTCTCTAGATATCCTCTAGAATCTGCCCACCTAAATAATTGACCCATCAGTTGTCCAGCTTTTATACCTGCTTCATTATCCATTCTTATGTTTTGAAGATAAGATGTTGCAATAGGTAATGGCTTAGGAAGTGATTCTCGTTTCCAAGGTTGTGTATATCCAAAGTGATGTCTAGGAATAAATGCATCTTCATTATTTTCAAAAGTCATCTCTTCAGCTAACATATGTGGACCAAGAATTTCTTTTTGCTGTCGTTGCATTTCCAGTTTTTGTAAGAAGAACATACCCTTGTCATGGAATGAAACCTGCTTATATTTAGGCTGCATTGATAGAGGACCCAAAAGATTTCCTGTATGTTTACTTAAAGCTTTCTTGCCCTCATGTACTGTAGTTTTAGGATACTCCATCTTAGTAAAGGTACTAAGAGAAACGCCTAAAGCTCTTGCTACACCAGGATTAACAATTCGACCAGTCTTAGCTTTCAGACCAAGAAGAGTCATCCACCGAGAATCTCTGCTTCCTTTATTAAGCCAATCTTCTTCTTGTGCCATTTCACTCTTCAGAGTCTTTTCTCTACGCCTAGTGTGAAGATACATATCCTTTAACCATTCTTGTTCCAATTGTCCTTCGACATCCTCAGCAGTATAATCAGTAAGAGGCGGTTTATCATAAGAAGAATATTGAATTAACATATTCTTTAGCATCAAGTCTTCGATTAATTGATCAAATTGTTCTTTAGTATACTTAGGTTTTCCTGATGCATCATTTCCAAAGTATGGATTATTTACTATATCCGACATACCTAAGGCATCAAGGTTATCAGAGTTCTGTTCCATATACTCTGCAAGAATAAGTTGCTTTTCTTCTAGGGTTAATTCGTCTACAGTTTTTCTTAGCTTCTTAGCTTCTATATGAAAGATAGAATCTTTGGTTGCTACTTCAGGATCAATCATATCAGGATTCTTAGCAATGCGTTCCCAGAAAGCTCCTTGTGTATTCATACCATGTCCAGCAGCTCGATCAGTAACTCGATAGCTTCCTACTGTTGGCAGGGCTGTATGGTACAATAAGAAGTTACCAAGACCTAAGAAATCTCTAGAATCAAAGTCTTGAATACCCATATATTCTGAGATTCTTTTCATACGTTCAATGTTTAGTTTATGGGCTGTTCTATTCTTTATATTCAGGCCTTTAAAGTATCCCAGACTTTTGTATAATTTTCTTGGACCTTCTCCAGCTTCGCCATCAACATTGCCATACATGATCATCTCTAATTCTTTCCACTCTTTAGATCCTGGAATTAGCTGAAATCCATCTGGAAGATCATCTAGATATTTTCTTGCTTTCTTTAGTCGAGGCTCATACATTTTAGCTACTGCTTTTCTGTTTTTCTCCCAAGCCTTCTCGTTACCCTCAGCTCGACCATAGACTTTATCAGTCATATCATCCATAACAGATTCCCAAGAATCTTTAATTGTACTTACTTTATATAGAGGATGTGATTCAGAGAGTCCAGTCTTTTCTCCATTAGACCAGATACGAACCTTGTCAACCCAATTGCGAACCATTGTTTCTACAGCCGATGTTCCTCTGATATCCATTCTCAATAAGTTTATTGCAGCACTTTTAGTACCTTTCATCATACCCATAGCAGCATCTAAAGTAATGCCTTCTTTAACCATAGGTATAGCTGTATTCATTAGATCTTGAGTAAACATGATAGAATGATGGTTAACTATTTCCTTAAACATTTGTTCACCAATAGCTACAACTTCAGCCTCAGAAAAATTAACCCCAAATTGATCTTCTAATTCAAGCAGAGCTTGGACTCCTTTTGGAGCACTTACTTGTCCTTTAAAATCCCTAAAATCACTAGGTCTAAACTCAGTCATAAAGGAATTCATGCCACCTTGATATAGTCTACGCATAACAGGCACTTTAAAGAACTCTCTAACAGCTTTGAATTGAGCTACTTTCTTCAAGCTCTCTTCATCACCTAACTCATTTAGCCTATCAACTTCTGCTCCCCATTCTTCCATTGTCATAAACTCGTTACTATTTTCTCTTCTCAGTATTCTGAAGACATTGTTAAATTTTGAGAGAAGACCTCCAGCTGTATCTTTTGCATCTAATCCCTGTCTATATGTAGCATCAATCTGAGCAGCGATAAAAGATCCTGAAGCACGATAGAAGTCTAGTTCTACACCGCCATACTGGTCAGCAATAGTTCCTTTAATTAATCCGTCTATAACTTCATCTATATTATGAGTAACGCCATCGACATCTAGACTGATTCCTTCACCAATGCCTGCCATAGCTAGAAGTTTAATTTCCATAAGACCACTAAAGCTTCTATCTTTATAATGTTCTGGAGCATAGAGATCTCCTATAGGTTTACCAGACTCTATATGCTGAGCTACAATTCTAGCTGCATGAATAATAGATGCTTTTGTTAAACCCTTGAATCCACTCCATGAAGATTCCAAAGCCATAATCTCACCGATCTTTCCAAAGGGAACTATAAGTGAAGAGCCGGCAGAAACACCAGGATGGTTAATTCTATACTCTGCAGCAAAGTCTACCCTATCAGTTTTAGCTGCTGTCATCTCGTCATGGATATGTCCTATACCAATCATTGGCATTTCGAGCATAGTTTCTCTATAGAATTGCTTTAATTCCTCCCATCCTATAACTCTTTCATGGAGAGCAGTTCCTACTACTGTAGGTAATATAGCCATATGTAAATCTTCTCCAACCTTATCAGGGAACAGAACCTTACTCTTCTTCTCAATCCAAGCATATAGCTTTCTTCTTTTGGCGGGAGTTAACTTCTCATCCACTACAGCTTGAACTCTTTTTCTCCATTTATAGTTTTGATAATTTCTAAATAGATCTCTTGGACTTATAGGAGCAGCTCTATTAGATTGATTATCCATTGGAAGAGTAACTTGAAGAGAGGGATGTTGGTTAGCTTCATACTCATCAATATCTCTTTTAAGTGCTTCATCAGGATCCATCATGTATAGTGGAGACTTAGTAACTAATTCTTTTCCAGTAATCATATCTACTAAAGCTTTGCCTACTTCATCTGCAGATTGCCAATCACGTTTACCGTTACCCATATCGGATATATGAAACTCTTCGTCAGGAGAAAAGTCATTACTTTCGCTTTCATGTTCATTATAGATTGTTTTTATAACATAGGTAGTTTTATCAAGTCCTTTGTATTCAGATTCGGTAGTTAAGAAGGTAGGATATATCTCTTGTATATTTCTTATAGTTTTCTCTACCCCTTGGTCTTCTATAATAAGAGCTATTCTTTTTTCCATAGCTTCTCTTACTTTGCCTAACCACTGTGATTCTGTAACTCTATTTTCTTCCCCCTTTTTAACAAGTCTTGTAGGAAAGCCATCTTCGTCTCTTGCAAGTACAAATCCAAAGTCTTGAAATAGTCTGGTATTAAGTACCTTCTGTGCTTGTTCAAGTCTAGTTATAACTCTGGTACTATTGATTAAGTTATAGATACTGTCCTTACCACCTTCATCTGTTAGATCAGTTACAATATCATCCATGCCTTTTCTAGCAAGAGCTTCTGACCACTTACCTAGACCTACATGTGTTCTAAGCATAGCAATTTTAGTGGTTTGGATAACACCTTTTAAGTCAAACTTAATTCTATCCATAGCTAACCATAATTCTCCAGGAGTCATATCTTCGTGTAGGTTTCCCTCCCATATAATGTGTTTCTTGAAGAAACTGAATAGTCCGATGCCAGCCTTACCTCCTACTTTATCAAAGTAAACAGGCATTACAGCATTGACTAAACCTGCTGGAATATTATTTTTATACCGTGATTTAAATAGTTTTAACTGTGCATAAAAGTCTTCTAACTCTCCTGCTTCAACATACAAGTCTCGCGTTGCTTGTTCAGCATCTGATAGACCAATATCTGTTTCATCTAAATACTCATCTATAGTCTGTTCAACATCAAAGATATAGTCTTCATCTACATCATGAGCAAAGGCTGCATCTAAGGAGGAGAAGCTATCAAGAGACATCATGTGTCTACTCATTCCTATTTGAAGTTTGTTTGCATATTTTCTAACTTCCTCGCTAGCTTCTTCAAATATCGTTCTAGCTTCAGTTATAGTATATTCTTTTTCTTTGTAAAGTTCTATATTATCTGGATGTACAGATTTTCTTAATACTCTTGACCAGTACGTAGAAGTTTTTGGAATTAATCCTCTTATCTCATTGAACTTCAAGGTTGACCTTCCTTGTTCTGTAGCTGTCTTTACTAAACCATTAAAGATTTCTGCTCGCTGATTAAGACCAGTCTTAATAGTCTTTCTCTGTTTAACAACTTGTCTAAGTTTTTCCATTGTAATAAATAAGGATCTATTATGCTTAGTTTCTACTTGCCAATTCTTAGCTAGAGCAACATTATAAGCATTCCATGCTTTCTCTTCTTCTGCTTTTAACTCAGCCAAAGCTTTTCCTTCTTGAGAATTCTCAATTTTAGATTCTATATGGGGAGCTAAGCTTTCCTGAATAAAGGTTCCTATCTCGGCTAAGTCTTTCAGATTAAGTTTAGCTCCTGGTTTATTTAAGAAGTTACTTAACAGATTCTTAATTCTAGTAGACTGCCTTCCACGAGGACGATAGATTCCATAATCAATTTTCGGCCCAATATCTGGAATGTTATCTATTAACTCTTGAATATTTTTTCTACCTTCAGCTGTTAGACCTGATGAGTTTACTTCACCCTTATCAGCAAAGAGATCTGAATTTTCATTAATTGCAAGTTGCAATTCGTGCAAAGCAACAGGTATAATAGCGAATCTAAGCTTATAAAGATCTTTATTAGCTTCTCGTAGTACTTCTTCAGCTTTCTCTAAACGCCTTCGTAGAGCTAGTACGACATCGAGATCAGCTATGATAGAAGGATCTCCACCTCTACGCTCAATAGCATCTCGTTCTTGTTTAATAAAAGTATCTAAACTTTCAGTTAGATCTCTCTTTAGTGCTGTTACTTTAGCCATTTCTTTAACAAGATCTTCTTCAGTAATTCTATCTTGCTGATCTTGAGCTTCTCTAATCTTAGCCTGAAGTTCATTCTCTTGCTTGATAAGTCCAGAGAGCTTACTCTCTGCTTCTTGTTTATCTGTCATACTTTCTATCTCAGGATCGAGAGATACATCACCATCCCTGTTAGCTTCCATCTCTGATTGATCTACTGTTATAGGCCCAACAAAGTTAGGATCAACTCCTGGAGGAGGATTCTGAGCATTGAAAGTATCTAGATCTTTACTTGCTTCATCCCTTCGTGCTTGTGCGTCTAAAGCTTCTTGAGTAGGAGGTCCAATAAATTCAGCAGCAGACTTAACTTCTTCATCCAGATTCTTTACTTCTTCCTGTAAGCTAGACCGTTTCTTCTCAGTATTAGCAGCCATTTTAGCTGTACTGATTTGATCTCTAGTTGGTTGCCCAAGGCTTTCTCTAACTGTATCTATAGATGATCGTAACTGTTCTTGAGCTCCTTCTTTGTCTACTCTATATTGCTCTTCAAGTGCTTGTACAGCTTCAGCTAGTTCTAGCTGCATATCTACTGCAGCCTGTACTTTGTCATCTGTAGAAGTGTCAGCCCATTGCTTATCCTTATTAACCTTTTGTTTCTTCCACCAATCCTGTATAGCTTGTTGTGTAACAGGATCAAAGACTTGTAGATAATCTCCTGTTTGTTCTACATGATCTATATACTCTTCAAGACCTAAGTTCTTTCTATTATCAGCGTTATAAAGTTTTCTAGATTTATCTAATTGTAAACGCATTCTTAGTAAAGCTCGCATCTCATAAATGCCACCAGGTTCTTTAGTTGAGAATCCATAGGTTGCTTCATAATCAGAAATCATTTTATCAGCTATTTCAATATCAGACATTGGTCCATCTAAACCATCTACTACATTATTAAGAACCTGCTCTATTCTTTCTTCAAATGTTGTAGCATCGGTTTGTTGTTCATTCAATTGTAATAGAGCTACAGCAGAGTTAAAAGCATGGTATTCATCCATGTTGGTATTATGGAAATCCTGACCTGTTGCTGTAGCAAACTGCTGTCTCATCTTGCCAAGTCTTTTCAGTTCTATATTAGCTTCTCCAGCCATCTGCTTACTGACAAAAGACTTCTGAATAAGATCATATGTTCGTGTACCTACTGCTGATCTCGCCATAGTCTGGGGGATATTGCCCATTACAACTCCACCAATATCTCCTGGTATTCTCATTGCAAGACCCATAGTAGGATTTATAACTGGAGAAAATATAGCTTCCCAATACGCTTCTGTCCAAATTTCACTAGCACTAAACTCTTCTCTTTTTCCGTACTTAATTTGCCTAGACTGGTTAAAGTACTCAGCAAGACCACCAGTAAATAAACCTTCACCAGCATCTGCTGTTCTATTCGCTAAGAATCTGCCTATTCCTTTATGTTGAACGTTTTTAAATACATATTTATTCATTAGATGTGGGCCTATGTTTTCAGGTAGCCACATAACTGCAGCTCTAGAACCATGAACAACACTAGATAGCTTAGTGATTCTATTAACAGATTTCTCCCACTTACTTAAGGAGTGGAATTTTTGACCTATCCTAGCAGCTATCAAAGCACTACCAACAGAACCTGCGGTAACTACATTCAACGCTGCTCCTATGCCCAAAGATACAACCATATCAGGATCATTAAGAATACCAGCAACAACAAAGTTTTTACCCTTTAGATAATTACGTTCCCAGAATCCTGTATTCTTCTCTAAGTATTCCATAGAAGAAGCAAAGGCTCTATTCTGTACTGCAGTATTTAGTTTCCACCAAAACATATAAGGATTGTTTGCATCTTTAACTACTTCTTGAATACCTTCTTCACCACCTAATACCTGTCTATATTTTTCATAAGACTCTGGACTTCTATCTGCAAGCAGTGCTATAGCTTCTGCTACTGACCATCCTAGTGGGGCTTCCTTTATTAATAACTCATCAGGAGCATCATACCATTGTTCAACAAAAGGTATAGCTTTTCCTCCCTGAAAGGCAGCAGCTATATTTACTTTACTAGTATTTAAAAAGTCCGTAATTAAAAACTCAGCATCTTCATCAAACTCCATCATAGTTCCTACGAAAGCATCTTTATCTCTACCTCTTGATAAGTTTTGTGCATCTGAAACTTGGCTAGCTGCATTTCGAGCAAAGATACCTGCAGTATAACTGGCTGACATACTCTCAAATAGAGCACTCTCAGCATCCATCTGACCAAACATCCATTCATTTGTATCAGGATCGAAAAAGTGTTGAGCTCTACCATATTCGTTGATGTCAAGACCAGTGACTTCCATATTCTTAACACTATCCCATTGTCTTTTCCGTTCCTCATCTAAGACATTTTGTAACTCAGGAGCTCCTACTGTCATAGACATTGGATTTAGTTCCCAAAGATCAGTTCTCGGCATTAATCATTTCCTTTTCTCTTATTAGATCCTCTATATATCCGTCTGGTAATGTCCAGTCCATACTGTCCATCATCCTACTAAAGCTACTTAGAGAATGTCTTCTATCTAAATTCGCTTGTCTTAAAATATCACCCTCAATTTCTTGTTTTTGTCTCTTGTTTAACGTAGCCCATCTTTCATTGCTTCTAACTCTCTGTAATTCTGAATCTCTCATATCGTCTATCCACTGCTGATCTCTAACATACTCCACCGCTAAGGCTTCTGGAGAGGCTGGTATATCTTTTACAAATGCTTCAGCATGTCCCTCTCCTCCAAATTGGGATGCAGGAAAGTATGATCGGTGTATTTGTTGTTGAGGATCTGCCCAGTCTTTACCTAGATCATATTTAGTTTTTACTGGTCTTTCACCAGTCCACATATTATGCCCTGTCCTATTTCTCTTAAACTTTTCACTAACAGTTCCTTGGATAGGAGTCTTATATTTATCTCCACCTGGAGCAGTACCTAGTTTTAACCATTTCCTAGTCGGAATGCCATTTGGACCAGGAACTTCTTTTCCACCTATAAACATCATAAGAACATCTTTGCGCTGATTGGTAACAGGATCTGTGATAGTATCCCATTCCACTTTAAAGTCTATAAAAGGAAATACATATAAATCTTCATCAGCATACTTCCAATCGGTTTTACCAGTACCTACATATCTATTCATTAAGGCTTCTTTAGAAGTTAGTGCTTTTAACTTTCTTTTGTTTGTCCTATAAGTCTGCGTTTCAGCAAGATATAAAGTGGGCTCGAAAGCACCATACATGGCAATATCCCAACTCGTATCATCTCTATGCTTTTCTTCATGAGCATTTATCTCTTTCTGTATTCTTATTATCTCTTTATTATCTTCCAGAGCTACAGTTACAGGTATAGGGAAAAGGTCTTCAATCCCCCATCCTATTTCATCTAAGATTGGTGAGTATAGTTGGACTTGACCATCAACTGTTCTAGTCTCTGAATTTACCATAACCCAATCAAAGAATGCGTTTCCTATCATATCTTTATTAGAAAATTTTCCAACCAGCGCATCATTGAGCTGACCACTAGGATCATCTAGCTGTTGTTCTTGCATAAGCATAAACAGATCCTCTAATACACCCGCTGTTCCTAGATTTCCAATAGAATCTAAAGATTCAAATCCTGTATTAAATTGGATTGTACTAGCATTGTGAGCCATCCCTGTTAGATTATTTACGAGTTGCTCTCCTATTGCTAGACTTTCCTGTCCAGAGTGTTTTCCATAATTAAAGTTATTATAAAGTGTTACTCCATCTTTAGTAAACTGAACTCGTTCTCTAATAATGGGTTTAAGAGAATCAGGTATATTGACTGTTTCAATTCTAGAGTCTCCAAAACTCCATGGTCGGTTTTCTGGCGCTACAGTTGTCGAAAGATTATACAAACGACTCCAGAATCCAATATCATTATCTACTGCAGCTGTAGCATTTCCGAAGTTAGTACTGAAATATCCACCTTCTCCTGTAAGGTTATCTCTTCTAGTAGCTCCGCCCGAATGATCTAACATCACCTGAACATAATCATTAGGAATGGGTCGTCCATTGATAAGTTTGATTCCACTATTAGCAGGTGCTGAGGTAACTATCTTAAGAAGACTACCAAATGGAATTAGATCTCCCTTATTCTGACTTGCATAAGATCCAATTATATGTTGCATCATTAACTCATTACCCGTTTGTCGGCCCCAGTCATCCAGGATAGACAACTGTACTAACTCAGGATACTGTGTAGCCATGCTCATATATTCTTGATACTGTCCTTGATCTATTAAGTGACGGTTGTTCTCCATAAAGTTTATTAGGCTATTTGGATCCATTAGGTCTAACCATCTATGATATGGTCTCATGTCGTTTATGTATTTCTCTTCGCTAAATTCTTCACTAGTGGCATCAATATATTTCATATTAGCTTCAATCAAGGTCTTTGGAAGATCGGGAAGACTTTCTAATCTCTGCTTTGCTTCATCAGTAAAATTTGATGAATCATATTGCTCTGTTGCAATAGCTATAAAGTTATCTCTATTGATATTAGAATTTCTAGTATCGCCAAACACTTCAGCTAATAACTCAGGAGAATATAATGTTTCATATATTGCTAACTCCCTCTCGTCCATTTCTTCTAGATTAGGTGATATTACTTCACCAGTCTTGTTATCATAAAGTTCTTTTAAGGCAAATGTAGCCCAAGTAGATAGCATAGAAGATCCTGTTTTTAAACCTTGTGCATTAAATTCATTTGCTTCTAAAGTACCAAGCCATCCTTGAAGGGCTATATAGCTCTGTTCTGTGAGCCCTAGCATGTTCATTACTACATTATGAGATACTCCAGTACTTGCATCTCCAGCTGCATTTATTAATTCATTTATACTATAGAGAGACGAATAATATCTATTGTGTAAATCTCTTTGGGTAATAGCATTTTCAATTGTTTCACCCTTACGACCGCCTACACTTATTACAACATCCATAAGAGTTTTTCCCATAACTTCTAAAGCAGGATGCATACCTTCCGCAGGAGCCCAATCTTTTCTTCGTTTGGCAGTACTAAGTATAAGTGCTGTTCCATAGTGCGGAATAAATAAACTCCTAGTATTTAGTTCTCCAGTTCCGTTTGGAGCATTATCTATAAATATATTGCCAACAGCATTATTGGCTAAACCCATCATCTCTTCTTCAGATAACTCGGAGAATGCTGGAATGTTTCTAGTATAATGTCTAAAGTCTTTGGCAAAATCTTGGGTAACAATATAGCGTTGGCCTTCTAGTAAATCTCTTGCCTCATCTGGATTTGCCCTATGATTCTTATCGCGGATCAAGTAGTTATTAGGACTAACACTATTCTTAACTGGACCTATGTTTCCATCATCATTCAGTACTCTTTGAAAATGAAGAAACTCTGTCATATCTGACTCAATTCCAGCATTAACACTTTTCTTACCCATGAATTGCTTAGCGTTTTTCATCACAGAATTATAAATCTCTAAACCTCTTACGACTTCACCATGAGTATATTGCCCAGTTTTACTGCCCTGTGCCATAAGTCCACCAACATAAGCGTTCATATCTTCTATACTTTTTAACTCATGATTAACATTTTCTCTCATCATATCTAGAGCAAAGTTCTCTAGACTTCGTACAGGATCAGCTCTCTCTTCGTGTAGAACTATCAAAGATGTATTAATATCATCTATCATATTCATTAAGCTGGCCATTATTTCAGTACTATTAGATCCTATATCTCTAAAGGCAAACTTTAATAACTCTTCAGTAGAGTTTTCTGTTCCCCACTCTGTTGATCGTTGAGTTGAACTATCTAGTCTAGTAGTAATAATATCTAAATTAGAAATAATATCTTTTAGTAATATACCTTGTTCTTGGCTAGAAAGATCTGGTGCCTTTACTAGCATCTGTACGAGTTGTTTAGTTGATCCAATTATATAAGGATCGGTCTGCCTATATAATCCTTCAGAATAAGTTTTATTAGCCATGGTAGAGATTTCATTTTTGATATTGAAAAACCTATTCTGAGACTTTCTAATCTCATCAATAGGTTCTTTAATTTCTTTATACTTTTGCTGGTTTAGGGGTTCAAAGTAGTAAGCATCGTATGCTCCTTTTGGAATACTACCAGTATTTTCTATAACATCTTTAGCCAAATTATTTTCAATTGTATCTTGATTGTCTTTATTAATTATATCAATCTTTTCTACAGGATCTTCTACTTTGTGTATAGATGGTTTAGGTTCTTTCTCAAGTCCAAGATGAGCAAGTTCGTTTCTAATTCTATCGCTTTCTATATTAATATAATTGTAAATACTTAGGCTATAACCCTGTCTCCATTTCTTAATATTATCAGACATGGTGTGTATTTTATTATAAAGGCCATCAAGTTTTTCTTTAGTATAGGAAAAATCTTGATCTGTCATAGGATCAATTCCACTCTTCTTAAGTAGGTCTTTTTGGTTTATTAAGTCTTGTTCTAGCTTATGAGATTCTTTTATATATCCTATTAAATATTCGTACCCCGATGTATTAACACCTGTCCCTGCCTTACTAAACAAACTTGCGGGGCCTCCCCTCATCCATGCTCGTTGATAACTATAGTCAGGTCGTTCTTTCTTCTCTTCCACCCCATCCCAACCTACTCCCGAAACAGCCCAATCGCCCACAGATTCTATAGCATCTCCTATATCACCCAGTTCAGGTTCAACCGATACATCTCCTATTCCAGGAGAGACTCCAAACCTTTCTTGAAACTTAGAATCTAATTCTGTACCAAATGTACCAATCCTAGCAAAAGCACTTGGTATTTTTTTAATATGTTCCCAGAGACTAGTTCCTTTTTTACCTAAATAGCTACCACTCCAGTCTTCCTTAAGCTGATCGAAACCATATCCAGTAGGTTCTCTGTATTCTCCTGAAGATCTTTCTAGGTTGGAGGGCTCAGATGTTGCCTGTTCTAGTATATCTTTAGCCGAGGAAAAGGGGAGCTTGTCAATAAGATCTGGTTCAAACAATACACCCGTCCATGGTCGTCGTGAATCATCACGAGTTACTGTGTGATGTTTAGAAACAAAGGGGTTATATCTCTTCCAAATACCTGATTTATCTTGGATTTTGGGACTGGTTAAATAAGGACGATCTGGCTTAGTAATATGTTTCCAAGAAGCAGGTATCTCAGGATCATCTTTATCTATTAAGTGTTCTTCTAACCCGTCTACAATCTTCCAGCCAGTTGGAGTTTGTATTCTCTCTAAAAGAGGATCGTTGTCTATAGACAAATACCAGTCTGAAGCTTGTTGATTAGGTCCTATCATATTTATCTCCTATTAGCAAAGATAATGTGGTTATACATTGAACTTTGTCTTCTCATCTTTTCTATTAGATCTCGATCTTCTAAAGTATTATACATATTTCCATGTTCATCTATACGATATGGAGTGAAGAACATTTTTTCATCTTCCTCAAAATCGGATATCTCCCAATTAAATTGGTTCCCGTATCCTAATCTTTTGGACTGCTGATTAAGTATAGCTTCTGCGTCTGAACCCAAGTTTGTTAACCGAGTAACTTTGGTTGCTGTACTATTTATTTCTAACTCCCTTAGGTTCTCATACTCATGTTTCTGCTTTGCTATATCTATACTTTTACTTTTCATATCTAATTTTTTTAAGCCAAGGAAGTCTAAATTTTCTAAGCCCATTACAATATCTTCAAATAGATTTGCATGATTGTCTTCAAAAGTTTGTTGAGCATATACAACTCTACCTGCCTGACCAATGTCTTTGGTAGGATCATCTTTTATTGTTAAGTCTACCATTGATCCTTGAATTCTAGTGGGATTATCTCCGTTGGACATCTGTTAACCTTTCTGCTATAGTAGTTTTAATTCGATCTTTATGAATACCCATACTAATAACAATATCGTTTATTGTATGAATAGCTCCCTCTTTAATTTCTCGGTCTATAATAGACTCTATACCCTGATTGACAATAGATACGGTATCTGCTTTCTGAGCCATAGCATAATCAATTAATACATTAGTTTGTATATCCTGAGGTAGTTTGTTTAAATTATAGAACATAGATTCTGTAGCCTCATGTTCTGATTCTGCAGTTTTCTGTCTAGCAGAATCCAGAATTGGTTTTAAGTGAGTTCTAATTATAGGAGCGAGATCCATTTGCATAATAAACTCATCTTCAATATTTTTATTTGAGGGTACTAAGTAGGCAGGTTGTCTTGTTCCTTCGGGCCCTGGAATTGTAGCTGTACCATCAACATACTTTATATCTTTATCAAATCCCAAGCCATATGCTTTAAGTAAATCTTGAACATGAGATTCTAAACTCTTGTTTGGATCTAATGAAACAAAAGAAAATTTTCTGTTAAGAAGATTACCAAATTCTAGATACTGAACAACTCTATTAGCTTGTTTCTGTTTAGCATTAATTAAATCTGCATTAACATTAAAGAATCTTTCCATATCTGGCAGCATATCTGCTGGTAGCTTTGGTAAGACATCTCTAAGATATCCTTCTCTTTCTTCTGCGTTCTGATAGCCAGCTATCTTAGTTTCAAAGTCTTTTCGTATCTGTTTATAAGCATGCTTTTTCCCCATGGGATGTAGGTTTTCTAAAACTTCATAGTAAATATCTTTAGTATGTTCATTAACTAGAATGTCTTCTCTTAGAAATCTTAGGTATCTATCTTGAGGATGCATTCCTTTTGTCTCAAGTAAGACCTTTTGCATTCGATCAATTTCTCTTTTTCCTACTAGGGAAGGAACATTGAACTTATCTATATCTGCACCTTTAGATTTAACTACAGAATTTAAGACCTCTATTTGTTTTAGTTTATTATCCATAGAGAGAAGTCTCCCACCATCTATTCTCATTCTGTTTATTAGGATCCATTAGATCATTATAATATTCCCACATAGTTTGATCTATTTTCTTTTGTCCCTCTAACATTTTATTTTCTTGATATGCTGTATAGGTTCCTATGCCTGTTTTGATAAGACCAGTAGTTAGGGCACTCTTATAAGCAGAATCTGGGTCTGTGAAATTAGCTGCAGGTATAAAGGTATCATGTTTAGCATATCCAAAGTTTCTATTAGAAAGCATCCTGTCTCGCTTTCGTTCAGTATCTCTCATTTGATTACCATGGGTAATTGCTCTTGCCTCAAAGACTCTTCTATCTAAGTCTTGTTGCTGTCTCATAAGAGCCTTGGCAGTTCCCCCTTTAATATTTCTATGGCTTAGTGTCGATTGTAAAGCATCATAGCTTTGTTTTGATTTTCTAGATAGATGTCCTGTGTCATTATTGTAGTTATATCTAAGATAAACTTGTTCTTCTGCCATTCCAGTCCAAGCAGCTTCAGAGATAAGCTGGTTCTGCATCCACTGTGCAGCGTTAGCTTCGGATTTATCTCTGTTAGATTGATCTGTCTGCATTGACTGGACATGATTAGCCCAGTTCTGTTGGGTCATCTGTTGAGCAGCTTGGTTTCCTGCTGCTTGAGCACCCATAAGGGCTTGCATGCCCATCATTGCACCTTGCATCATCCACGGCATAAACTATCCTCCTATTTATTCTTCCAAAATCTTGGTTCGGTCCACTTACAGTTTCTTTGTCTAGGTTTTTGTCCTGTTACAGCATTCTGTAGACGTTCTGAGAACAATCCCATTCGTCTATCATCATTAATCCAAGACTTAATTACATCTTCCCCCTCTTTAGCTACTCTCTTAGATATAATTTTATCTACAGATATAGATAAGGAGTCTTCCCAATAAGAAATAGCTGATGCTAGAGCATCTACCCTATCATCTTTATTAAGTGCACCCTTTTTATCGAATAATCTTGTAATTTGTTTTTGTGTTTCTTCATGAGAGATAGCACGTTTATCAAAAACTATTCTATGCTGTGTAATTGCAGGTTCTAATGCAGCTAGCATACGAGTTTCTTTCCTGCCCGTTACTTTAAAATCTTCAATCCCTATATTAGAAGACATTTTCTTTAGCACAGGTATTAAAAGCTGACAGTACATAGCATCTCCAAAGTTAGATTCAACTCTAATAAGCTTTACATTGTACTGAATAGCTAGTCTAACTATCTTCTTCAATATAGGCTCCTCATAGCCCCCTGGGTAGCCTATAAGATCATGGATGTATACAAACCCATTACATAACGAAGCCACGCACACGGCAGTCTCGTCGCTCCCACGGCCTGATGGGTCTACTGTCATAATAGTTTGAGTATAAGGGACGAATTTATCAGAAATCCACATGGGTTCATAGATAATATCACCCGTTAATCCAAAACTAGGTATCCTTTTCATAGGATTAGAGTTTCCCCATACTATTTTCTCAGGACAAATGTCAGGATGGACATCTATGACCAGTAAATCGGCCAATCTTAGTGGATATTTCTCAAAATCTGCTAAACTTGTGTCTAGTTTATAGTGTAAAGCAAATAGCTTTGGTCCAATTTTAGCCATTCTCTCTAATAACACATCCATAGGGAATCTTTCAGGTTGAGTAGGCTGTCCTTCCTCTATTCCTAACTGTAATATCCATTCACTAACAGAGTCTATCTCTGATAGGTTATTCCTATCTGGCATAACAGCAGGGAATTTAGTAACTGGGTATCCAGTAGCAAGCTGGCTATATATACTATCTTTAATCTGAGGAGTACCTAAGAATATAACTCGACCACCTACATTTCGTATTTGTTCAAACTCAGATACCTTATTCAGGAGCTTCTCTCTAGCATTAGCTGTCTCACAGTTACCTTCAATCTCAATATCATCTCCAATTACATACTCAGCATGGCTACCAGTAATTTGAGAACTAATACCTCTAGCAAAACAAGACTTATCCTGTCCTATCTTAGTCCTACATTCTACATCAAAGGCAAAAGCATTATCTGTAGTATGATCGCCAGGTTTAAGGTGTTCGCAGTAGGGAACAAGATCCAAGATCTTTCTAGTCATAGAGATAAACTCTGTTGCTTTGTTTCCCGTAGCAGATACAACCATTATAGTAGTATTAGGATCTTTAAGAAGAAACCAAGAGGCTAAGCATGCGGTAATAACAGACTTACCAAAGCCACGACCAGCTTGTAGTTGCATATCGACTGGTCCGTTCTGTAAAACATCTGCCATAGCGTACTGTGCGCCTGTAGGCTCTCCTAATCCTAGGTATTTAAAACATGCCCATAGATGATTACGAAAATCATCAAGCATTTCTTGAGGTATATCCATCTTCTTTATTAAATATTACCAACTTCAGCATCATGGCCCTTAGTACCATATTCGTCAGCTAATACTTCTTCTTTGTTTGCTTTTTTACTGGCTTTCTTTTTGCTGGTTTTCTTTTTTGTAACTTTTGCGACTGCTTCTTCTTGTACTGCATTCAGTTCTCCTGTATAGATAGGGCTACGCCTTCCTAGTTTTTCATCATTATTCTTTGGTGATGTATTATCTGGTCCACTCTTCATGTTCCTGTCTCCTTCTTAAATGGTATAGCAGCACTCAATCGACTTTCTAGAAAATCCATAGTCTCCTGAGGTATACTATCTTCTGACTCTTTATTATCATTTAGTACACCGCGTACTACTTGATATAATCCAGGCGTACACTTGTCTGGATCTTGTAAATCTAATAACATACAGTCAACTAACAGTTGCTGTAGTAGTTTTTGTTTATCTGTATTCATGCACTTATTCCTTCGTCTCCATAAAGTACTATTGTTGATTGTCTCCATGATTGGTCTGGGTCATGGAAAACTGGATTACTATGAGCCCACGATTCTTTATATACAAAATGTAATAAATCTCCTTGAGAAAGAGTAGTCTGAGTAATAGGACTATAGCCATAACCATCAGCGGTATTATGATCAGTTAGATTAGTTTTGGAATTATTGGGCAATAACTGATTACCAAACCCATCTATATGATAAATATCTGAGTATGTAATCATTCCCCAGAACGGGCCTTGATCTCCTTCAGTACCCACCCAATCATTAGATGTACCATCATCAGGCTTAGCTCTACTAATTAATTCAATAGAGCTATCTAATCCTGTAGGATCTCCATCTTCATCCCATGTATTAGCGTTCTCATGATATATTAACCATCCCTCTGTAAAAGCTTCTCCTATACCTTTACTGCCATCGGCAGCTCTCCAGTTTTGGTGATAGTAATCACTTCTTCCAAAGGTAAGATTAGGCTGCAATTCAGGCCGTACTAATGATGCACCAGTAACAGACAACAACTGTATACCTGTAATAGTCATATCTCTAGGTATAAGAATAGTTTCAACACGGTTTACATAGTAATCAGCGTCACCAAAAGCAGGTAAATCTTTATTAAACGATACCATTAGATTAGCCGTACCATACTCTACAGTATCTTCCGCCTCACCTTCCCATGCAGTAGCTCCCCAATACTGTCCTTGATCATTCCATACTATCTTAGCACCCTCTGCAGGCTTGGCTCCTGTTGTTTCACCATCATTTGTAAGTCGCATAAAACCAACTTCATCTAATTTTAGTGGCCTATTAGCAAGATCGTTTGGACCATCTGCGATTAGAACAGCATCTTCAACCCAGCCCCCAGAAGTTATATTAGTATAATAAGTTTCTAGTGCCTCTCTTGCAGTCTTGCTTTCCCAAGTAGAGTTACTACTATTCCATTGAAGAACCTGACCATCTGGAACAAAGCTTTCTGTAGGATAGTCTATCTTTATTGGTGGACGAGGATATCCGCCATCATCATCTCCGTACCCGCCCTCACCAGTAGGTCTAGTCATATCTTGAAGATTAACATGCTTATTAGTCCACTGACCAACTCCTCCATTAACAATAAGATTACCATCATCATCCGTAATAGTATTTGTTAACGAAGTATCCCAGACTATAAGCTGAGTACCCATGAATTGATTAACAGTATCTCCAGATGTATTCCAGGCAGGAATAGAATAGTCAATCGTAACATCTCCAAAGTCTGAAAGTACTGTTGCAGTTCCGCTTGTATTCCAAGGTTCTCCGAAATAACTACCATCACTTGGAGTATTTGGTAAGCCCTGATAATTTTGAGGACAAGGGT